GATGTCTGCGAATAACTTGTTCATGATTGCTCCAGTTTGCCGCGCCACTCGAAGCCATCGTTCATGATGGCCTGTGCGCTAGGGTGATGTTTGCAGGACTCGGCGCCTTCTGGCGTCAGTGCGGTGCGGCTCCAGCGTGAGCCCGTCCACCACGAATACCACTTCACTAGAATGCCGTTCTTTCGTAGCCTTACTTCGTATGCGCCGACATGAACAGGCGTAACGTGCTTCGGAAACCACTCACTTTCTGCTCCCATGCTTTTCCCCTATGCGCCGCCAGCTAGGCCAGCGGCGCGTTGTCGTTATCAGAACGGGATCGAATCGTCGTCGAATTGATCGCCGGCCGGTGCGGGCACATACGACTGCTGCACTGCCGACTTCTTCAGCGGACGATCGCGCAGGGCGGCAACCAGCAGGGGCAGTTTCGTCGGGCTCGTCTTGCGATCGAGGATTTCTGCAGCCGTCAGTTCGGTATCAGCCTGGAACACTGCATTGAGGCGCGCGCTCCAGCCGGTTCCGCTGCCGTCGCGCTTCTCGTATTCCTCCATCGCGAGCAGGATGCCGATCGGCTTGTTCAGCAACTCGGCGAACTGTGTGAGCGTCTTTTGGACGTTGCCGCCGACTTCCTTGTCCCATACCGTCGAGACGACTTGCGCCGGCTTGATGTCGCGTACACCGATGACGGTCATAAGCGCCATCAACGTGCCGTAGTCGCCGAGCTTCTCGCCGTCCTTCTTAATCGTGTAGATCGAGAAGTTCGACTTCTGGCCTTCGTTTGTCTCGAAGGTGAACGCGATACCGCGCGTGCCGCTCGCCGCGGTGATGTCCTCGGCGCGGGTGAACTTGCCGACGTACTTGCCTTTCTCGTCGATAAAGCTGGTGCGCTGCTCGGCCTTGCGTGCTGCTTGCGCGGATTCGTTGTTGAGTGCGTACATGTGCGTTCCTTTGGTTCGCTTGGTTAGGCCGTAGCCAGTTGGGTGATGCCGTAAAAATCGGTGATTGCTGCGTCGACTGCTGCCAGGTCGTTGTCGACGTGATGCTCGGCGAACATGTCGATTGGCGACTTGCAGGTGTCGGAGCCGTTGTTTTGCGTGCTGAAGATGTGCCGGCCGTTGATCAGCGCGGCGCGAAGAACGATCGTGAACAGCGATTCGACCGGGCATTTTTCGTCGAGCATCTTGCCGATCGTGCGGGCCCGGATATGCCCGAGCTCGTCTGTCGACACATGGCCGAGGAAATACACGCGCACGTCGTCAGGGAGGACCGATGCGGACATCATCACGTCCCATGCGCTCTTTCCGATCTCGCTGAACTTCTGGAACCCGGTTTCAGCGCTGCGGCGCATGAACTCGTTTGTCATCATCAGATTCCAGTCATCGAACACGACGACCTTGCGCTGCGTCTTGCTCATGAGCGTGATGATCTGGTCGGCCTTGTCGGTGACGAAGATGTTGCCGGCCGGGTTTTCCTTCGTGCGGTACGACCAGCCTTTGGCGCGGAAGGGCAGCGGCTTCTTAATGGTCTGAATCAAAAGGGTCTGCGCCGGATCGAGATTGCGCATGGAAGTGCTCTTGCCGGTTCCGCTCTCGCCCAAAATCAAAGTTGCGATGCTCATTTGCTTCTCCTGTTCGCTCTTGCTCGTAAAGTTGCTGTTCTTCGCATTCGATTTGTTGCTGCCAGTCGGCGCCGCTCATGTCAGCAACCGAATGTTTTCGTGTGCCGCCCAGGCGCTGCCGCCGAAGCAAATCAGTGCGGCGATCGCCCAATCAATTACGGTTCGCATGGCTGATCTCGTCGATCTGGTCACGCAGGACGCGCGCACGGTTCACAAGGAGGGCGAGCCAGCCATCGGCGGCGGCTTCGGGATACTTGGCAGCGAACACCGGCCATTCCAGGTCGAGGTTCATCAGAAGGGCGTACATGTCGGCGACCTTCTCGGAGATCTGCGACTGGCGGTGAATCTCGACCAGCTCGGTGATCGGGCAAAGGTGCTCGTCGCCGGCTTTGCGCAACTCGGCCATGAAGGCCGGTTGCGGAATGCTGCCAACCATCGGATCAATGGCGGACAAATTTTTACGCGCAACAGGAGCCTGCTGCGGGCGAAATGCTGAGATCGTGCTTAATAAGCCTTTACGCGCTTGGTTCAGAGTCATGATTCGGTTCCTTTCCGTTTTTGTGGTTGTGTGCTGCTGTGACTAAAGAATACGACGACAGTATCAATAGTGCAAGCGTTTATTGGATATTTTTCGTGCGTTCTGCCACATCCGGCTTCGGCGCCGGGATCGACCAGGAGCGCGCCATGACGTTAAAGAACATCCACCAGACGAGAGCGGGACTCATGCGGCCTCCAATACTTGGCCCATCAGCCGCGCACGGCACAGAGCCTGCATCGCTGCCAGCGTTTCCGCGCCCTTGTAGACGCTCTCACGGTGTTTCTTGACTAGCGTGAACACGACGCCTATGCGCTTCTTCGGATCGTCGCCTAAGCTCTGTACGCGGCCCTGAGTGAGCATCACGCCGATCGATCGGCTGATGTTGTACATGCAGGTTCCGGTCTGGTCGGCGATCTCTTCAGGCGTGGCGCCGTTCGGCTTGTCGTCGAGGTATGCGGTGATAACGGCCATGCTCATGCTGCTTTCTCCGCAAGGCCGCGCCATTCTCGATCGGCTGCGTAGATCAATCCATTTTTCCCGCCGGTCGTGAAACAGTCACCGCTCCACCATGCCATGTAGGTATAGTCAGGTACGCATTCTGCCCGGCGTTCATACCATCCAACGTGAACCGGCTTCACGTCTGCCGGAAACCATTTCGTCGTTTTCATGCTGCCTCCAGGTTGTCGAGTCCGCCGACGTCGCGCGATTGCTTGCGATGGCTTTCCCAATTGAAAATTACCGATACGCCTGATTCGCTCAGACGGTCCCAGAACCGTTCGCCAAGGTATTGCTTGACGTTGGCCCCATCGAGGTTCGTCAGCAGGATGGTGGGCTTGCAGTTCAGCCGGCGCGCCTCTAGCAGCTCGTGCAAAGTGCGTTGCTCGTCGTCAGTGCCGCGTTGCAGGCCGACTTCATCGAGGATCATCAGGTCGATCGACTCGAATTGCTTCAGCATCTGTTCTTCGCTGATCTCGCTCGACTTCGCCCATGTTCCGCGAATCTTGGTAAACAAGCGGGCAGTCGATGTGAAGTAGGCGGTATGGCCACGCGCCATCAGTTCGTTGGCGACAGCGCAGGCAAGGTGCGATTTTCCTGTCCCTACCTTCCCCATGCCGAGCAGGACAGTTCCAGATTTCAGGTGGTTTCTGAAGCCCATAGCGAAAGCATGAAAGCGTTCCCATGCCCGTTCCTGCGCACTGGACTTCACTTCATAGTTGGCAAACGTGCGATCCCGGAACAGGGCAGGGATGCCGGCCTGATCCAGACGCGCTTCGATCTTCGCCTGGCGCTCGGCGCGCAACTTTGCTTCCATCGCAGCAGACTCGCGATCGGCATCAGCTTGCGAGCATGCAGGGCAGCGCTCGACGCGGATCGTCTTGAATCCAAGGTCGATAGAGCGAATGTTGAACGGCCCATGCGTAGGGCAGTTCCCACCTTCTGATGAAGTGTTTAATGATGCTCGCAGAGGATTCATTTCGGTTCCCTATTGTTTTTCTGCAACAGTCTGTAACGATGTGTATCAGAAAAGATCGGCCGAATAGTCCATGTCGTTAAGACTCTTCGGACGCTTGGAAGATCCTACCACTGGATCAGTTCTGGACGCACGAAATTTCTTGTCGTTGCGAATCCACATCCGGAAAGCGGCCCACCAGTCACCATAAGTCGAGCCTTTAGCGATGTGGTAGTCGCGGAACTGGTCGATCAGATCGTCGGGTGCAGCCAGACCGTTTTCAATCGCCCACTTCCGCATTTCTTCCGTCACGCAGAAATCAGCCGGCAGCCCCGTCTTATTCTTTTTCTTTGAATGGTTCTTTCCTATGGTTACTTCTGGGTGAACCTGCTTCACCCCCGAGGGTGAACCTCCTTCACCCATGGGTGAACCTGTTTCACCCCCGCCAGACCCTTCGGCGGGTTCATCTGCAGCGTTGCTTGCCATCGCCAGGTGATGCGGAACCTGAAGATAGAACAGGTTCGATTGCTGCCGGCCTTCCTTGTTGAAACGCTTCTCCCGCTTCAGCCAGCCAGCCTCTTCAGCGATCGCAACGTGATCCATGACGCTGCGCGCGGAGAGGGATGTGAGCGTCGCCAGGCGAGCATAGGAGGGGAATGCCGGGTCGCCCATATCGTTGACATGCATGTCGAGCGCGACGAGGACGATCTTCGTCGACGCCGATAAGCTCGACTGCATGACGGCCTTTTTGTAGGACCAGATGCTCACTTGTCGCTCCGACCAGTTCCAACGATGCGCGACGGCAGGTCACGCAGACGCAGCAGGTCGACGACCGTCATCGGATCGCCGGTCACTTCGTCGCTCGCCTTCGCCAGCTCAAGCGCCTTGTGAACGCTCACAGCCGTGTGCTCGTTCTTGATGTTGTTCCAGTAGACCTCGCGCATGCCAATCTTCGCGCAGACCTCACGGACCACCTTGCGGCCATACTTCTTGTAGAACTCTTGTGCTGTCATTGCTGCTCTCCCTCGTGTGAGAAGTTATGCAGCAATCGTATCATTTCGCTGACACAATATCAAGGAGAAGCAGCAATGATCCTACATAAGTAAGTGATAACACTAGGATTTTTGTGCACCGCGGTTGCATTTACGATTCTGATACAGCATTATTGACAGTGAGCGATACATAGACGGCAGACGTGTACGCAAGTAGCCAATAAAAAGCGCAATAGCGCACGCCGGCCAATCATCAGACCAGCGATTACAAGGAACCGTGATGTCTATAAAGACAATTGAGCAGATCCGCACCGAGAACTACCTATTCCTGTTTGAGCAGTTCAAGGAAGAGATCCGACGGAGCTGGCCTGGGGAGCCTGACCGAGGCATGCTCCGCAGGTTTGCTCAGAAGCTTGGAATCAGCCCCATATCCGCCTCACAGCACAAGCATGGCAAGGTCATCGGGACCAAGATGGCGAACCGCATAGAAGAGGCTCTGGGCCTTCAGGCGGGGTGGATGGACACAGACCATACAAAGGTTGCGCCCACTCAGGAACAAGACGAAGACCTCGCCGCACTGCTGGACTCTGTTAGCGGGTTGTATCAGCAGTCACCAGAAGCGACCCGAGCGGCTCTGATAAAGGTGATGGGCGCTATCGTCACAGGAAAGCCGATAGAAAGCTTGGTGGAAAATGGCGGTAATAAGTGACTGCTGACAAACGGTTGACAGAGCGAACAAAAATACTTCAGCACGAATTACCGAGTGGTAATTTAAAGAAACATTTGCCAGATCAAGGTGCCAATTTGCAACATTTGGCTACAAAAAATCGTTGCATACACCATACGATAAGCTTATTGTGACGGTATCGCTTCTATGACAGCGATCCCCAAACAATAGACAAGGCAGGCTAAAAATGACTGGTGTGCAACTTCTGTCCAGCGAGTCGATCGTAAATGCTATGCCCGCACCGTCGGACGCGCATTTATCGGATGAATGGACGGATTCTGTTGTGCTTCGCGCAATCGTTAGCGCAATCCCCCGCGATCAACGGATGACGGCTCTTGCCGCATTACGCGCGATGGTTCATTTCAGCGGCAATGATACGGTGGCTGGTCATTGAACGCTTGACGCAGTAGTCGCACTTCCCTAGAATTTAGTCACCGGAGTAACTCGTGACTCTCGGTTCCTTTCCGCCCGCAACGGCGGTTCCCGCTCTCCGAAAGGATTGAGCGGCTTTTATTCCGA